CCTAAAAAGCTACCTGAGTTAAGGGAGTTGCTTGCCAATGTACTTGGCGATGAGAAGGATGGCAAGACCGCAGCAGAGGCCATTCTAATGGCTTTGAGAGCAAAGGCAACCAAGGGTGATGTCAGAGCTGCCGAGCTGCTCCTGGACAGAGCCTATGGCAAGGCCAAGCTAGACATTGAGCTGGAAGGCTCATTCAATACAGTCATCATGCCACAGCCTGTAACGAGGAAGGCAGCTGAACCAGAAGCCTAATGGCACAGCTTGATCTATCAAGTCCTGACTTATGGCAGGAGAAGTACCTTGATGCAGTAACTGACCCTAAGACCTACAACATTCTCTGGGGTGGAGCTGGAAGTGGCAAGAGCCAGACCATGATTCAGCTATTCCTTGCTGAGATATGCGATAATAAGGCCAATCAATTCCAGACCTTTTTTGTCATCCGGAAAGTTGCGGCCACCATCAGGAACTCAGTCTTTGCTGACTTCCGAAACAAGATTAGCCAATGGGGGCTGGACAGGCTCATTAAGGCTAAGACAGGCTACATGGAGCTTCAGTCAGGCACTAATAAGATTGTGTTCTTGGGCTGTGATGATCCTGAGAAGCTCAAGTCATTGAGCCAGGCTAAGTACATCTGGATTGAGGAGGCAACAGAGCTAACACTTGAGGACTTCACTCAGATAACTCTGCGACTTAGGGGTAAGTCAGAGCATCCAAAGCGTTTCTTCCTGACCTTTAACCCAGTCTCAGATAGCCACTGGATTAAGAAGCGGTTTTTTGATGATGTTCCACCAAAAGAGGCCAACCAGGTACTCCGGTTGCACGGCACTTACAAGGATGCCATTGACTTCCTCGATGATGAGTATGTGACAAGGATGGAGGCACTCAAGTCAGTGAGCCAAACCTATTATGAAGTGTATGCCCTTGGGCAGTGGGGCATCTGGGATAGAGATTCACTCTTTGCCACTAGTTTTGACATCAGCAAGCATGTCTACGATGGATACATCAAAGCCTCTCCAGCTCACAATCTATACCTAGCCTTTGACTTCAATGTCACCAACACTTGCGTGGTAAGTCAGTACATCAAAAACTCTGAGGAAGGCATCTACTATGCCACCATCAATGTCATCAAGGTATATCGAGTTGGAGACCTTGCCAGCCTCTGCCAGACCATCCGGCAGGAGTTCCCCAACATGACCTACATCATTAATGGTGATGCCTCCGGTGCTGCTCGTAATGCATTCACGATGGATAACATCTCAGCCTATGCGCTCATCAAGAACTACCTTCAGGTAAGCGACATGCAGCTTCAGGTGGCTAAGTCTAACCCTAGCCACATAGCTAGCAGGCTGGTGACTATTCTTGTGCTTCAGAAAGCTAAAGTTCAGATAAGTGGCAAGCGATGTGAGGAGCTAGTAACAGACCTGAAGGAGGCCAAGGTAGACAGGCAGGGCAGCCTAGATGCCTGGAAGAATAAGAACCCGGATAAGTCTCATGCTCTGGATGCCTTTCGCTATTTTATTTTCTCTAACTTTGCTGAAATTACAAGCAACTTTAACCTGGAGAAGTATGGCACTATGTTGCAATGATTGTTTTAAGGTCTGTGAGCCACTTAATGGCTGCCCTTTTGCATTTTACATAGCTGTGCCACCGACTTACACCGAGGCTGACATAGTCATTAAGATCACTAAGCTAGGAGTGAATGTCATCGTTGAGCAGTTGCTGACTATTGACCTTGAGGGCTTCATTGAGATTGACCTGACAGCAATGCCTGAAGGATTCATCAATAGCTACGGTGGGCAGTACCACATCAGCTTCTATGAGCCGGGCAACAATAATCCATACATCTTTATGCCCACTGATGGCAATGAGTATGACAGCATCTGTTTGAGCTTTGCCACAACTTACAGCAATCAGGAGGATAACATTTTAGTCTTAAACATTTTCGGATAAACCAATGAACAATGATTTTCAATCAAATTGTGGAGGTAAGCGCAGAGGCTGCTGCATTATCCAACTACCACACGATGAACAGCCTGATGACCTTACTGCTGATAGCCTTCCTAAGCGCAGGCTTTTCCTTGTTTCTGGACTACTTTCTGGAGGATCATCCGATTGGACAGTGGTATCTGTTGCAGATTCAGAAGCTGCCGACCTTCTGGGCGAAGCCACTAGGTGAATGCCCTTTCTGCTCAGGAGCTTGGCAGTTCCTGGTTATCTCTTGCCTTATATTTGACTATCCATTTTACTTATGTTCAATTTATTTAGGCGCAAACCATCTGTGCCTCCTGCTGCTCAACCGCTGGCAGAAGAAGCTCCTGTTCAGGGAGAAGCAGGCCGAATACTTTACAGGGGAGTAGCTCCTGCTGACCGCTGGGATCAGATTGAGTTCGCCTTCACCTCCGGTGGAGTCAATTACTTTAAGTTTGTATCTGAAGTCAATGTGCCATTCCAGAGGGCAGTGGCTGCTAGGGACATCTTCACCGAAGAACTCTGGCAGATTAACCCAGACTTTCTGAGAGGCTGGAACAATGGCCTAATCAACCTGCTCATGGACAAGAAGAAGAAAGATGACAAGAAGCTGTATGAGATAGGTGTGATGGCATCCAGACTCAAGGAGCAGATGGAGATGTCTGTTAGCCTGCTGCGGCAGCTGAAGCTGGCAACAGTTGTGTACTTTGATGAGCAAGAGAATCCACTTGATTATCAATATCCATACAACAAGACCAAACTTGAGCATTGGATGAAGCACAATGATGTTCAGGGTTTTTTTTTGACACTGCCAGAGTACGCCTATCTGCCCTCTTTGACCGAGTACAGCACGAATTTCCCGACCTATTTGCAAGCCGAAACGCTGCAAAGCCTAAACAACCTGAAACACATTATTGGACTGCAATTACCAGACAGCACAGACTTAGATTTGATGAGCAGTTTAGAGTCTCAGGTGGAAATCCTGAGCGAGCTAAATTCCTGGTCGAAAGGCCAATCTATGAGTACTATTTGATTGTGAGCAGCTATATTGCAGCGCAGAAATCCAGAAAGGGTAAGGGATAGATTTGTTTTTCAATTTTTTACAAAAGGCCACTGATATTCGGTGGCTTTTTTAATTGCTATCTTTGGGGCATGGCTACTATTTCGACTAACGATATTAAAATCAGGTATGACATTGACCTGTCTAAGCTCCAGCAGGCTACATCTGAATTCGATAAGATTACAGCAGAGGAGCGGCAGTTGCTGTCTGAGCTTGGCAAGCTCAAGAAGCAGTTTGATGATGTAGGGGATAAGGCTAAGAAAGCAGGCAAGGATTCAGGCGATGCTATGGGCAGCATGGGTGCAGTTGCTGCCAAGGTCGGGCCAATAATAGCCGGGATATTCGCTGCTGATAAGATAGTTGGATTTACTAAGGAAGTCATTGCAGTGACTGCCCAATTCCAGAAGTTTGAGTCAGTCCTTAAAAATACACTAGGCAGCAACAGTGCAGCTCAGGGAGCATTGGCAAGCATCAAACAATTTGCAGCAACAACACCATTCAGCGTTCAGGAGGTCACCGATTCATTTGTTAAGCTGGCAGGAGTAGGCTTTAAGCCGACCATTGATCAGATGCGTAAACTGGGTGATGTTGCCAGCTCACAGGGCAAGTCATTTCTCCAATTTACTGAGGCTATTCTGGATGCCAGGAACTTTGAATTTGAGAGGCTCAAAGAGCTTAACATAGGCGCAAGAACAGTTGGTGAGAATATCATCTTTAATTTTAAAGGGGTAGAAACTCAAGTCAAGAAGAACAGAGAGGCTGTGCAGGCTTACCTGCTTAGCCTTGGAGATTACAATGGTGTAGCTGGAGCTTCATCTGCTGTCTCCCAGACTTTAGGAGGGCAAATCAGCAACCTTGGCGATACATGGGATTCACTGCTGAACACCATAGGCAATAACCTTGCACCAATATTTGGCAAGGCATTGACTGTAACTGCTGAGTTTCTAGGTGCGCTAGATAGGCTATTTAAAGGTCAAGAGCAGGAATTAAAGGAGTTTGAGGGCAAGCAGTACACAGCCTATGCGAATTTCTTCGTGAAGACCTCAGATGAGGCATTGAAGAATGCAGCTGCCAATTCAAAGAACAGAATCAAAGTAGTTTCTGAAGAGACTAAATTGCTTCAGCAACAGTACGATAAGCAGGTTGCTGACTTAGCCATTGCTGAGGCTAAAATGCAGGATGAAAAGGGAAGTGGCTTTTTATTTGCCCAAAAAAGAGCAGTAGAAGCAGCCAAAGCTCAACTATTGGAAAGCCAAGAGCTAGAGAAAGCCTTAATTGCTCAAAATCAAGCAGCCATTGATGAGATCAATAAGAGAGCCAAGGCAGCAGAGGCTGCTAGTGCATCATCTCAGGCTGAGGATAAGGCTCAATATCAATCCAGACTAAAGCTACTTGAGCTTGAGAAGCAGCAGCAAGTCCTGATGGCTCAGCTAAGAGGCTCAAAGTTGGGTGAGATTGGGGCAGAAAGAGTATTCCAGGAGGCAGTCTATCAGCTTAAAAAGCAATACAGCACCAAGAACATTGGCATAGTTCAGGATGAAGTTAAGGTAGCCAAGCTCCAGCGAGATAAGGCAGTTAAGGACTTTGAGGATGCAGCTAAGAAGGAGTATCTCACAGCCATAACTCTGGAGGATAGGATAAAAAAGGCTAAGAAAGCAACAGCAACTAACGAGGAGAAGCTCTATCAGGATAGATTGAAGGGAATGAAAGACTGGCAGAAGGCCTATGAAGACAATCTAAAGAGGCAAATCGAGAAGGAGAAAGAGGCTGCTAGAATTAAAGAGGAAATTAGAAATAAAGCATTTCAATTAGGTCAGACTCTGCTAGATGGTGGGTTTAGCATCTATCAAGCTAGGCTAAACAATGAAATGACCTTACTCCAGCGCAGATATGACTTAGAAATTCAGCTTGCTGGTGGCAATCAACAAAAGATTGATGAGCTTAATCAGCAGAAGGCTGAGAAGGAGAAAGAGATAAGGACTAAGCAATTTAAGGCTGAGCAAGCAGCATCAGTTGCCAGAATTTTATTCAGTTTAGGTGAGCAGCTTATTAAGTATGCGCCAAATCCAGCCACAACTCCATTGGCTGTATTAGCCGGGGCAATAGCAGCAGCTCAAATAGGCATCATTGCTGCTACTCCTGTGCCTGAGTTCGCAGAAGGTACTAAGGGCAAGCCATTCAAGGGAGGCAAGGCGATAGTAGGTGAGCGAGGTGTTGAGAAAGTTGTGACCGAATCGGGCAAAGTTTATTTCACTCCGGCATCTGCAACTTTAGTTGATCTACCTAAAGGCTCACAGGTAATACCTAACCATGCGCTCAGCAGGCAAGAGCTGTTCCTGGCTAACCACTATGCCAACCGCAACAGCAGCTCAGGCTCTCCGGTGGTAGGTAAGTTGGATGAGCTGGGCAGCATCTTAAAGAGCTTACCTATCACTCAGCTCAACATGGATGAGCGAGGGTTTGAAAAGTTTATCCGAACACCACGAAGGACAACTAAAATTTTGAACAATAGGTTCAGGACTGATTCATGAGGTTATTGGTTTAGATTAGACTGTGTAAAGAGCCTCTGCATTGCAGGGGCTTTTTCTTTTTACCTTTGCGATTATGGCAGGATGGAAATTTTACTTGAACGGCATTGAGGTAGAAGAGCCAATAGGCTGGGATGCCATTGAGTTCACAGCGGTCAGGATGGAGAGTCATGGCATTGACCAGCCATTCAGCACTGAGCTAAGGTTCTATAATAAGGGCGCAAAGCTGATCAAGGATTTATATGATGTGCAGTTCATCAATGCCGAGATAGCCATTAAAATCACTTCTGATGTGGGTTATAGTGGCTCACTTTACGAATTTGAAGGAATGCTCAATCTATCCATCTACCAGGAGCATAATGTATGTGACACCGACAGTTGGGAGATAACAGTAGGCATCATTGATGACAACTTCAGAGAGCAATTCAAGTCAAGGCAGGATGTAGAGATTGACCTGACTAGCACCACTGATCTGAATGGTGATGCTGTTGCTTCTCTAGTTCAAAAGGAGATAAGGATGCACAGGCAGGACTTATACCTTCAGGCTAATGGTAAAAATTTAGCAAGTAGTTCAACCTACACATCGAATGGCCCTGCTGGGCCAGCTGCCCAAAGATTCGCAGTTGTTCCTACCTATTGGCAGCAGAGCGACTTCAAGGAGACCTATGGCTCAACCTTTGACACTAATGTGATATTTATCACCTTCGCATCATGGGAGACTACTCCAATTCTCAAGAACAATGGAAGCACAACCAGAACCTGGAACTATGATGTGACTATTGACTTCACTCTGACCAATAATGACACAAGTGGCAATGTTCAAATCACATTGGCCTTTATTGCACTTAATGGAAACACTCCTGCCGGAACAGCTAACCTATACACCATTGACCTTCTGCCTAGTCAGACAATCAATGTCAGCCAGAACTTCACAGGATCATTCACGATTCCAAGTGGCTACACCATTTCTCTGTTTTTCGTTCAGGACACTTTCTCAACAGTTACCGCAGCGGTTACAGTTGATATTGCTGATGGGTATAAGATAAGCCTTAATGAAATCAATGCCGGAGAGTTTGCATCAACTGCCAACTGCCTGACCATTGAGCAATGGCTAAGGAGGTGCATCTACCTGATGACAGGCAGCAATGATAAGCTGCTATCCGATGCCTTCTCAGAGTCAGGCAATGGCTGCTATTGGAACAATGCGCTGACCAATGGCCTACGCATCAGGAGGGCTGAGACAACTAATAATCTAAGTGCATTAAAGACAACATGGAAGAACACCTTTGAAGACCTAGATAAAATCTTCTGCCTTGGCTGGGCATTTGAATGGACAGGGACAGAGTGGAAAATCAGAGTAGAGCCGAGGGAATACTTTTACCAGAATGACATCAGCCAGAGCTTTTTCAATGTTGGCGAAGTAGATCAGATGGCTAAGGTTGATTTGCTCAAGAACAACATCACGCTTGGCTACTCTGACAAGTGGAAAAACATTCAGCTCTCTGGTGTTTATGCAATTCACACTGACCGCAATTACTTTGTTGATAACCGAGCCATGAATGAGGCCAGCAGTGCCAAGCTGGACATCAGAAGCCAGATTATTGCTGAAGGATATGCGATTGAGTTCAGCAGGAGGCTCTCAGGCATCACCTTTGGCGGAGCTACTTCTGACCGACCTAATGATTATGAGACATTCATCATTTGGCTCAACAGGAATGAGGTCATTTATGATGACATCGAGGACAGTTGCTTTAACCTGCCGCAGGAAGTCGGAGCAGTTACCTTTGCTCCAGGAGAAATAAGCATGCCATCAAGCCTGATAAACTTTAGCAGCTCACCACTTAATAATTTATACAACATCTGGCACACGCCAGCAAGGGTTGCATTCAGGTGGTGGAAGGTGCTGGGCATGCACACTTACGGCACTAATTCTAAGATGCTCAGATTCCAAGTTGGAGAGTATCAAGTTGCCTACATTAGCACGATAGCTGACAGCATTGAGCCATGTCAGCAGTATAGTATAGATTCAGATGTTTATGAGAACTCAAATATCTATGCCGACCTACTAAGATCAGGCGAAAAGGAGTACCTATTCAAGCCTATCGGCATTGAATTCAGTTATCCGCAAAGTCTTTGCGATTTCTTAACTTTGTCCCAGGAAGAGCAATACCGGAAAGTCAGGCTCACTTCAGGCAGTTTAGATGTTCAGGGCTTCATTACAGAGGCCATGAATCAGCCTGAAGATGCTTCCGGTGGTACAACTAAGTTCACTCTGCTAATGTCTGCACAGACATCAGGCACAGGTGGAGCTTTCACGGACGGTTACAGCACAGGCTTTGACAATGGCGAATAGAACCAGAGCGCAATTAAGTACAGATTCATTAGGCTTTTTCCCTGACAATACTAGTCAGCTAATAACTCCGCAGGACTTGCGGGATTGGATAACTAATGGAATTACCTCCTTTGTCACCCAGAAGGACACAAGTGAGTTCGAAAATGCTTTTTATGAGTGCCGAGGCAATCCAATTACTGCCACATCAGGAACAACTAACCTAGCCTTAGCCAATGGCAACTTTGTCCACATCACAGGCACAGGCTCAATCTCAATCAACTCCTTTGGCACTCTTCCTGCTGGATCACGCTTTGTCTTGTGCTTTGACATTCCGGTTACACTTGTCTACAATGCCACCAGCCTGATAATTCCTGGAGCGGCTAATGTAACAACTGCCGCAGGTGATTGCATCATGCTCATCTCTGAGGGATCAGGTAATTGGAGAGTGATAAGCTACTTTCCAGGAGGAGGGCTTCCGGTAGGCACAATCACTGGAGTAACTGCGGGAACAGGTTTGTCTGGTGGAGGATCAAGCGGAGTAGTTACGGTAAACCTTGCCAATACTGCGGTTACTCCAGCTGCCTATACCAATGCTAATATTACTGTTGATGCTCAAGGGCGCATAACTGCTGCGACTAATGGTTCAGGCGGAGGAGGAGGAACTGTTACTGCGGTAACTGCATCTACTCCATTAGCATCATCAGGAGGCACTGCGCCTGATATTAGCTTAACAGGCATTATACCTGTGGCTAATGGAGGCTCTGGAACTGCGACTCCATCATTAGTCGGAGGAACTAATGTAACTATTACAGGTTCATGGCCTAACCAGACCATTGCGGCAAGTGGTGGCGGTGGAGGAGGTTCACCTGGAGGGGCAAATGGTGATTTCCAGTATAAAAATGGAAGTGCATTTGATGGGAGCAACCTTTTACGCTTAGTAAGTGGATTTGTAGTCGCTCACACACCTAAGATTGGTGATAGCAATTCTACTGGGCATTTCCATATGCATAGTGCTAATTCTGCACCAACAGGTATTAATAATTACCTGACAATGTTCTGGCAAGTGGCCACAAAAGCCTTGGGATTTAGGTCTGAAACAGATGCCAATACAACCAACATTCAATTAACTACACCTACTGCCGACAGGACTATCACTATTCCTGATGCATCTGGCAATGTGGTCATTGACAAAACAATTCCTGAGTTCAACAATGGATCAAGTGCCGGAGAGATAAGGCTAAGAGAGGCTACTGCTAATGGCACTAACTACATCGGTCTTAAAGCCCCGGCAATAGTAGCGGCAGACACTACATTCACTTTGCCCAATTCAGATGGTACTGCCGGAACAGTAATTCAGACAAATGGTTCAGGAGTTTTATCATGGGTCAATAATGGAGGGGCGCAAGCATTGCAGTTTTTAAAAAATACTACTGCCACAACAATTACTAACCCAACAGGTAACACTATTTTAGAAACATTAACAATCCCGGCAGGAACATTTACTTCAAATAATGCCTTTTTAATGACTGTTAGATGGTTATCTACTGTAACCGTTACAACAAGCAGCTGGGCAGTAAATATCAATACAAGTCCGGCTATTGGCGGAGTAACTGTTTTAGGCCCATCTGCTGTCGGAGCAGGTAATTCGGCTCAGAATGGCATCCGTGC